CGAAATCATCTCCTGCACCAATCCTCACTTGCTCGGACAAACTTACATTATTTTGATCACGTACAATATCATAAGCCTCAGAAATTCCCACATACTTCCATCCTGGCTCTAACGGTGGGGCTTTGACAACTGACTTATTCTTATTCTTGAACCAAGTGTTATTCAGAAGAGCCTTCCAATTATCAACCTTAGAACCATCCTTTACAACCCATCCTCTTACAGTGTAGTGTGCGTGGAATTTCTCTGCAATGGATTGAGGATACCCACATTCTACAACATACTCGATAACGTCATTTATGCTTGGAGCATTTATGTTATTTCTTTCTTTTTTCCCTTCTTTTCTTTCTTCCTTTCTTCTTATGTCACCCCCTTGCGTATCCACTTGCGTATCCACTTGCGTGGTACTTACTGTTGTCTCTTGTGTTTCCTTTGTGTTTCCTGAGTGGTCGTAACTATCGTATTTACAGACAGTTACGAGTGTTGTTGAGTGTTTCCCATTTCCTATTGTTTCCTTCGTTATCAAACCCTCTTTATCAAGCATATCCAAGAACCTTACAACTGACTTCGTTCCTGTCTTAAAAATGCTTGCCCAAGTCCTTATACTGTTAGGTGATTGACCACGTTTTATCTCATAGGTATTGTACCCAAGTGCCATCTTCCTGTCCGAGTAATTCACATCAAGAAGTATGGTCAACCACCACTTCAGTTTCTTCTCGTCAGTCCACAACCAATGCTCGGTTATGTTCCTGTCAATTTTAATCCATCCCATAACTAATTATTCTAATAGGTCGTTTATCTGATTCTGAATGTCAATCTCCTTTATCAGCCTGGATGAGTTAATCACCGATGCAAGAGCTTCCAACAGGTCTAATGACGCATCCTTTATGTCATCGTCAATATTTGATCCACCTGTTGATATGATCGCTGATGATAGCCCTAAAAATATTGTGTTCAGTGGAGTGTCATGAATATGTTCCTGTCCATGCATACCGAGATCAATCATTCCATGTACTAATTTCGATAGTAACTTGTCTGCTTCTTTTTCTGTCATCTTAATTTATATTAGTCATTGTGTATATTAACATTACTGTCATTACGTTCATCATAAACCACATAGGGTATGCATACTTCTTTAATCGTAATGTGTTGCGCTTATCCCAGCGTCTAACTTGATATCTTTTCATTTCTCGTTTATCAATTCGTTCAACTTTTCATTTGTTAGCGTTTTCGAGTGCTTGTTCTGCTTGTTCGTACTCGTAACTGGGTATTGAATATTCAGCTCCATTAAGTGACCCGATTACATCTTCCAAAGCATCCCTCAACTCCGCGTTAATCGTTTCAAGTCGTTGGGTTTCCTCTTGCGCTAGTTCAAAACCCCTTATAAACGACCTTTGTCTTTCCTCATGTATTCCATAGAATCCTGTGTTAGGATATTCCTTCAGCGCAAGTACTTCTATTTCTTCTCTTGTTTTCATTGCTCAAATGTTTCGTTGAAGTATTGTTCTGATGTCTTAGTGCCTCCACGTGGGTCTGAATACCAATCATCTTGTTCTTGCGCTCCATTGTCAAACGCATCAATAACCATCTGTTTTTCTTCTTCGAGTAGCATATAAGCGGTTAATTTTACAGAATGTGGAGTTGGGTTGTTTTCTAACTTATCCATCCATTCAATCAGCTTTTGTAGTGGTGTCTTTTTCATTTCTCGTTTGTTTTTTGGTTAAATTAACTTCGTAACATAACTTACGAACATAGGGTCTTTCACATCAATAAAGTCATCTGATTTTTTTCTCCAGTGCAGTAGTGTGGTTCTGTCCTTGTCGAAGAACTCTTTAACCGCACACTCCATGCTTGAAGTTCTACCATACTTTATCTCAGAAGCCTTGTAGATTGCCATCCTCTTGGTGGTGTTATCAATCCCACGAACTTTGTTTTGCTTGACATCATACTTAATCTGATCACACATATTCACTATGTCTGCCTTGATGACATCTACTTCCTGTATGTCTATCGGCTCTGGAATGTATATCTGATTAACCTTGTCTATCAATATTTCAATGCTCCTGCCATCAACACCGATCATATCCTTCCACTTTGTAAGTATGTCAATAATCGCTTCTTTCTCTTCTTTTTTCATCTGTCTATCTCTATTAGTATTCCTTTATTGAAGAACATTAAGTCTCCGTACTCAAACATTTTTGTGTCTCGCAAGTTAAGTATTGTCATTGCAAACTCGTATGCGTGGTCGTAACTTTCTGCCTTTAGAACAATCTTATTCCCAAGACAATTGAATGTCTCAGCGTCAGGGTGTTCTGCCGCAACCCTTACTATTACTTTAACCTTTCCTTTCATCTATCAGTTTTTTTAGTTGTTCTACTGTTCTTACTCGTATTGAATTGTCGTGCGGAAGCTTACCTATCATATAGTACACATCGAGCCTGTCATCATCATCATACGCATAAAGCGTAATGTCTCCCATTCTGTACAGAGGGTATTCCCTACTGAATCCAATCTCTATTAAGTCTCTTTCTCTTACCATGTCATTGCTATTGTTATGTATGTTCCTACTATTAAAATTATCACCAAGTTAAATAAAACCCTGTCCAATAACCTACATCTTCTATCCATCCACCTGTACCTGAAGTGTATGGAAACCGTCCTTGATAAGGTCTTTATGTTCCTGTCGTATCCGTGAAGTAAGTAGCAAGACAGAGCCACAATTATTGTAATCAAAAATATCCATAGCATTACTTTATCAGTTTATGTACACTGTACTTATTGTATTGTCTGCCAGTAGCCGTGATGAATCCGTTACTGTTCAGCTTTTCGGCTATGTCTGTAAGCTCAAGACCTCTGCCTCTCAGCTCCATTGCGTAAGGTCGTGCCATCCTAGTATTGCGATTGTTCATGAATCTCTGTCTGATAACTTCTCCACCTTTTCTCCTTCCATCATCTGTAGCATTGTCAGGATTTCCAAGAGATGTTATCTTTCGACCAGACCTTGACAGGTAGCTACCATCCTTCCTTATCCTTTCCCTTATTGATTCAAGACCGTGCTTTGTTCTCGAAGATATAGCCTCAGCCTCACTCTCAGCAACAGACGCTAACAGATTGATAGTCAGCTTGTTAGCATTAGGATTATCGCAACACACGAAGTCAACACCCGTTCTACTCAGGCTCGATATGAAGTGTACGTCACGAGCAAGTCTGTCTAACTTGGCTATCAGTAGCTTGGCTCCTGTCTCCTTGCACATCTCGATAGCCTCAGCGAGTATAGGTCTTTCACGTTTCGATGTTCCTGTCTCCTTCTCGGTGAACTCCTTGATGATGACACCGTTCCTGACGTATCCATGAACCATTCTGACCTGAGCCTCAAGACCAAGACCTGACTCTCCCTGTCTCTTAGTGGAAACCCTATAGTATGCTACGTATCTATCCATATCAACAGGTCATAAGGTATCCCATTCTATCTGTCTCCGTAGCACCGCTACGTGTCTGCTTCCTGAGAGTAGACCTGTCTATCTTGGATCCCATACTAAACTTCTGCTTAACCTTCCTGACAGCATCCGCCTCAGACTTCGCCCATATAGTGTTGTAACCACCATCCTTCCAGTTGAAGAACCAATTATACTCTCCGTTTAAGTTCTTCATGTATGTCTCGATGACTACGTGGTAGTCCTTTCTCAATCTTTTCTTGAGGTTATAGATGTACTGCTCTTGTTGTTCCTTTGTTCTCATTATTTGTTTTGTTTATCGTAGTCACCGTCTATTCCACTGTACCCGTCCAACCAATTCACGTCTATTCTGTACCCTCTCTTCATCATTAGCATTCTCCACTCAAGGAAATGCTCCTTGCTCTTGAACTCTGCCATACCGTACTCCTTTCTATCGTTCTTGGTCAGGTTGAATGTTGCTCTCCTCATCTCGAATATCTCATTAAGATTATCGCCAAGCACATCGCCATCACGAATATGTTTGCTATCAGTCTAAGGTATTTCATGTCAGGAATATTACCTTTTGCTTACTAAGAAAGTAGTCTGCGTTATCTGTTTTGAAGTCTGAGTTCAATCTTTTGACCAGTGCTATCTCTCTAGGCTCCTCCCTACTGTAGTCTACTTTAATTCCTACACACCTACAAAAGCAGTATTCATCATTTCCACCCTCTATTCCTTTTTTCCTTCTCATACTTGCTTCTGCCTCTGAGATTAGATATACCTTTATGAGGCTACCTTTGGATGGTCTGCTGATAAATTCAGTTACTGCTTTATCTTTCGATGTTTGAATTGGCAATTTTAGTTGTTCCATGCTTTCTATTTGTTTTTAGTTGTTAATGTTCCTGACATATAAAAATGAAGTGTAGGATGCTTCTCCCCATATAGTAATTAAGCGTGTACTAATACCCTCTTATCACTCTCGTACTTGTCAATGATGTTGAATGCAGTAAGGTTCTTTTTGTACCCTACGCCAAACATAAGGTGGTGGTCATCTGACTTCTCCATATGGTTGGTGTAGTACGTTACCGCATTGAACAGACCCCACAGTGTACCGCCTTTCTGTGATGTTTCGCGCTCCAATGCTTGCTCAAAGTCAGCTATCTGATTCTTCTTACGTGTGCTAATATCAGACTCCTTGGTGTTCATGTCAACTTTGAAGACATTGTGCATGACACGTTCAAGTATCGTTCTATCAATATTAACCTCAGTGAACCTCTTGAACTTATCCATCAAATCAACATCCTCATACATTGCCTTGCGAAACTCAGCAACAGCCATTGCTAGGCGGTCACTTGCAGTCATCGTATGTCTGAACTTACTCAGTTCTTTCATTGCCTTGTGAAAAGTATTACTGCAACTGATAACAGTATTACTGCTACCGAATCCAATGGAAGATGTACCATCATGTGAGTTGAGGCAAGTGATGTATCTCTTCAGCGTGTCAGGACCAACGTGTTCATCCTTTAACGATAGCTGATAGAAGATCTTCTTACCGCCTCTTAGGTCACCGCCTCTTAGGTCACCTCCGAACATGTCTTGAATGCCTATGATGGTATCCGCCAGCTCAAAGTTCTGCATTGGTATATACTGATTACCAACGCTACCTAGCCATCCATCGTTATCAGACCTGAACAGACCGAATGTCTTAGTTGGCAATTCAATGATGCCATCATCATTTATCTTGGTGGCTATCAATGGCTCCTTGCGTACAGTCCAATTTGTTTCTGTGTCGCACAATAGGTCGAATACTTTTTCTTGTCTTGTCATGCTTTCTATTTGTTTTAGTTTATTTTTATTTGTTTTTAAATGCTAAGTTGAATAATGGAATTAACACAAGTGCATACACGCATCCTAACGTTATTCCTACTGCCATCGACCTCGTGCTTGGGTCAACTATTGCCCCTAAAAAGTCGCTGATGCAATTACCTATTGCTGCACCTATTACTGCCGATAGGAAGGGGTTGGTGGCTCTATCAAACCACTTGGCAATTACCACGTCAATCTCAAAGCCTATAAAGGCGCAGAAGATTAAAACTCCATTGTCTACTATACCGTAGACGTTGCCTGACACTAAATCTATTTCCATGTTTTCTATTTGTTTTTAGTTGTTAATGTTCCTGACTATTAAAAGTAAACTTTACGGTAGCACCTTACTCCTTCCTTCTCATATACAGTACATAGGTCTGTAATGGTAGCTACCTTGTGGCTCCACCCGCCCTTGCAGTACCTACGTACCACCTCGAATACTGGCTTACCCTTGTGTCTCAACTCTGTCTTGCGTTCTGAAATTAGTTCTGTCGTTTGCATTGTCTTTTTGTTTTAGTTGTTATTATTTACTTTCAGTCTTGTTCTGTTTCCCATTCTGTCCAATAGCATACATCGTCATCGTATGCCTCATCTATACTTTCGTATCCGAGTTCTTTGCATCTATTTAGTGCTAACTCTTCAGTAGAGTAGTATTCCTCTCCATCGTAAACAACCCAACCTGAGTTCATCCCGATATTTGTTGCCGTACATTGTCTTGCGTATTCCATTGTCTGTTGTTTTAATTCGTTAGCTAAAGTAGTTGTGTTCCTGTCCCTAAAATGTCATCTACCTGACAAATACGTTAATAAGCACTTATTGGTAGTTTTTGGTTCTGCTCGAACGATACGCTCTCCCAATCACTATCAT